TCAGAGCCGTATAGGCAGGCGTGCCGATCATGTCGGCGTCCATGTCGAACGTGCGCTGAACAGCGTTGAAACCATCGTTCAGCACGATTTCCACGTCCGATTCGATGAACTTCACGTTCACAGTCTTGGCGTCACCGCCAGAGCTGGAGTGGTTCATGGTGCGGTCGAGGTCCACCCAGGTGGAGACTTTGCGCGCCGAGCCAACGCCACCGCCAGGGGTGAACAGTTCTGTGTTGCTGGTGTCGATGCCCTCCAGCACAAAGGCGTCCGTGGTCTGGCTCTTCACGCGAGCCGCGCGGAAGTTCAGCCGGCCCCAACCGCTGTAGATCAGCAGGATGTCGCCGACGCTGTAGCCGTGAGCAGTGCTGGAGCACGATGCCTCGGCGGCGTTGGTGATTGCGGAGATGGTCTTCGCGGTTGCGAGGACGGTAGCGACGGAGTGAACCGTGCCATTCGGCGTTCTGGCCATAGTGGTGCCTTTCTTTCGGACGAAAAAAAACCGCCTTTCAGCGGTTGGTTGCGCCCTCATCGGGCATGAATTGCCCTTACGGGCGGGAAATAAAAAAGCCACCCGGAGGTGGCAACCACGAAAGAGCGGTGTGGTAATCAGTGGAGAGGAAGGCCCGGCTGCATCTCCGCGGCAAGGGATGCGCGCTCAGCCCTGATGCCAGGCAAATCTTTCTTCCGGTCCAGCATCAGATGAGACCCAATGGAAGCTTTGGCCGCCGATGTCGCATCGCGGGTTTCCAGCGCGAGGCGTCGGTTCCACAAGGTGAAGGCCATGCGCTCAAGCTGTTCTGTCAAGCTGTCGAAAGCGGCAATGAAGCGCTCTTGCCATTCCTCGGCGCCGCGCAACTTGGTCGCCATGGCGATAAATCCGTTCTTGGTCATCAGGATTTCGGGCCGAGGCTCGCCCTTGGCGTCGAGATATTCAACCACCTGAAAATTCAGGGCGATGAAATCTTGAGAGTGGCGCCCCACGATTCGCGATTGATACAACTGCAGGATGTTGTCGTGACGCTTGTTGAAGCGCCGCGCCATCTTGCGACTGGAAGTCATCGGCTTCCCATCGTTAAGCGATACCAGTTCAGTGATTTCTTGCATACATGCTCTTTCATGGTTCAGAAACGAAAAAACCGCCTCAAGGGCGGTTTGCGGGGCCGGTCTTGCGCCGGTTAGGTCGCGATGAACGCGATCCAGGGGACTGACACGGGAACATGCCAACGGTTGCCATCAGGCATCCCGCCGCCGATCTTGGGCGTGTCGTTGATCTCCACCCGCACAGTGCCTTCGGTCAGGTACAGCACGGGCTTGAAGTGGTCGCGGATGGCCTGCGCCCGGGTCATCGCAGGCACCCGGCCGGCGTCCAGCGGATAGAACAGCGAGACCTGGAAGATGCCGCGCTCCTGGACCATGCTGCGCTCCAGGTCCATGTCCAACGGCGTGTTGAGCAGGTGGTGCAGACGCTGGTACGGCACGCCATCCACTGGGCCGAATGCCTTGTTCTCCACTGCAGTAGCGATGGCGGGCGCCATGGACAACAGGCGCTTTTCCAGCGCGGTTTGGATGAGGGCGATGCTCACTTGATGCTCTCCACGGCCTTTCTCACGGCGTCGCTGTAGGCTTGAACAGTAAGACGAACCATCCCGGAGGGCGCTTGCTGTGACCAGCCGTTTTCAAGGCGGCGGGCATACGGGAGGCTTTGCGTAAGCCAAATCGTTTGCCCTGGCCGCCACCCCTCCAAAGCCACAGCGGTGCGCCCCAATGCGCCCTGCCCGCTTTTGTCTGGCGGCTGACTGGTATCGGTGTTGATGCCCCCGATCCCGCAGGCCCAGTTGCCCTTGAAACGGCCGGTATCGACGGGGCTCTTCTCGATCATCCCGCTTTGCAGCTCCAGCGCGGCGCGGCGCACCACCAGGGCGGCCTTGTCGCCAGCGCGCTCGCAGAGCTTGTTGAGGTTCTCGGCAAAGCCCATGCTCACCTCCGGACGATCATTGTCACCAGCACCGAAGTACCGGCCGGGGCGAGGTTCTCCACACGCATGATGGTGTAGGTCTTGCCCGCCCAGGCGAGCCTTTGCGTGGGCTCGGGGATGGTCAGTCCCACGGCGGACAGGTAGGCCTGCTCGTCAGTCGCCAGCACAGTGGTCCCATCCACCAGTTTCTGATCCACAGGGAACACTACTGCAGTCACGTCCTGCGTCACCGTAGTGGTCACGTAGTCGCCGGTCTCAGGGTCGTACTCGCCGCCCTGCTCAGTGCGCGTGACCTGGCCAGGGGCGCCAAACTCGCGCAGGATCTCTTCGACCGTAGCGGCCATGTCGGCGTAGAAGGTCATGCCGATTCCGCCTTTCTGTCAGGCTCCGGCTTCCAGGTGATGCGCCGCGCCTTCAGCGTACGCCTGCCCTTGGCCAGGGCCTTAATCAGGCGGTGCCGGCCATCAGCGATGTCGCCATTCCAGTCCAGCAAGATAGGGCAGGTCAGGTCTGCGTCCATGCACTTTCGAACATGGACAGCGAGGTCCAGAATCGTCGCGCCCTGCCAAATCACATCGCCAACAACCAGCGCAGCCACGGGCACCTCGAACACCGGCAGATCCTTGGAGTCATCCACAAGGCGGGCTACGGAGTAGTGATGGCCTTCGCGGTCACAGTACCAGTCCTGCAGCGGCTCAGGCTTGCGGAACGTGACTTTGGGCGGCTTGCTCACGCGTCCACCGTCAATGCCACAGGTGGCATGGTGTTGCCCACCACCCACAACGCCAGAGGCTTCCCGGCATTCAAGGAAGCCAGTTCCTCAGCGGTCGGCATCCAATAGCTGACCACGGCGGGCACGCCATCGCACTCAGTCCGGGTGATGGGCAGTGCGCCGCACGGCAGTTCGTTCTGATCCCACCCTTTGGGCGCACCGAGAACAGCGTTATTGGTCGGATGCTGGTGTCGATTCATCTCACGCCCTCACAAGTCGCACCATGCCCGCCATGCCATCGGTCAGGCCGCGAAGCAGGTCATCGAGGATGGCGAAGCGGGTCTGCCCGCCATTCGGTCCCACGGTCTTCTCAGTCACCACCGCGGCGGATACATCGGCACTTAGTGCCCCCGACAGCGCACGCAAGGCGGCCTCGCAGCACGCGGCCTTGACGTTCTTGTGCACGGGATCCAGGTACTCGGGCAGGATGCTGTAGCGCGTCAGCAGGTACTGCGTGGCGCGGCGAAGGGCCGCTTCCCTCGCCTCGTCCGCGTCAGTCCAGCCAGCGTGCCCCATGTCGGCGCAGTACGCATTGGCATCCGCCAAGCTCACCAGGCTGTCGTAGCCTTCTGCGGGGGCGACGATCAGGGCCATATTCAGGCCTTCGCGGGGCGGCCGCGCTTCTTGGCTTCGACCAGAACTTCGGGCTTGGTGATACTCAGCGCCCGCAGTTCGTCCGTGGGCCAGGATTCATCGAACTCAACGCCCTTGGCCTGCAGCTCGGCGATCAGGATAGCGCGCTGCTGGGCCTCGGGGAGCTTGCCGTCTGCCGAATCCAGCAACACATGAATTGCCGGGTCGAAGTCTTCCTTGTTCACCAGCACGTATTCGCCCTGGCCTTCGCCCCAAGGCTTCACTTTGATCGTTTCCATGTCAGTCCTTTCAAGGCATGCCGGGGCCGAAGCCCCGGCGAAACATCAGCCCAACAGCAGGCCGATGTGTTCCTTCTTGATGGCGGCGCAGCCCCAGGCCAGTGCGATTTCGTATTGCATCTGGCGATACTGGGCGTACATCGAGACCTCGAAGGACAGGCCCGTGAGGGGGTCGGTGATGACCATGCGGTCCACCGCCGAGTCGCCCTGAGCAGGCAGCGCTGGGGCGCGGGTTGCCAAGGCGATGGCCGAGCGGGCAAAGAACATGTTGCGCGCGCTGGCAGCAGACACGGTGATGTTCGTCGCGGCGGCTGGGATCGCTTTCATCAGGCCGGGAGCCTGAATCGTGATCGAACCACCGTTGGACACATCGGCATCACCGGTCACCACCACGTACTTGTTCGGGTCGCCCGCGAAGCTGATCACGTCGCCAGCCAGGATCGTGCCCGTACCGGCCGAAGCCAGGGTGATGGTGGTGGCGCCCACGGCATAGCCCGCCGCGTTCGTGGTGGCCGATGCACCGGTGCCAGCAGTGAAGCTCTTGACCTGGGCCGACTGGCGCAGCGCGAGGTTTTGCAGGCGGTCGGTAATGCCGTTGCGCAGCATGTCTTCGCGACCGGACTCGTTCACCTTGAACAGCACGGACTGCTTACCGCGCAGGTTCGCCATAGCCGCGGTGCCCAGCACGAGCTGGAAGTCCAGGCCCTGCGCCCCGTTTTCTTCGAGGATGCGCAGCGCACCGGCCGAATCGCTCAAGTCGGCGGCAGTGCCGAACGGAGCAGTGCCGGGCGTGCCGTAGGCGCGGGAGGCGTTGATGTGCAGCGAAGCCAGATCGGATTCCACTTCGTTGACCAGCGTCCGCATGCCCTGCTGGAATTGGTTGGACAGGATAGCGTTGTAGCTGGCGCCGTTGTTGTCCAGGCCCAGCTTTTCCTCACCATTCCAGCGCACCGGCACGCGGCGAGCCTTGGTGATGGTCATGGGCACATTGCCAATGGTCTGGTCTCCGTCATTCGGGGGCGTCACGGCAGGCGTGATGTCCGATGCAGTCGCCGCGGGCACGACAGGCGACATGACCGTCTGGCCCACGGCGGCGCGGGTGTAGGTCATGTCGGAAGTCACGGCAGGGATGAAGCCCACCAGTTCGCGGGAAACCACGTCCAGCGCGTTGTAGAGCGTGGGGATGAGGGAGGTCAGGGTGTTTGCCATGATTGGCCTTTCAGAAATGAAAAAGGCCGCTCATTGCGGCCCATAGTTGGAAGAGGTGGCTTTCAGTCCGTGACGGTCGTTCCCGCCTTTATCGCCGTAGCGCGTGCGGCGGGGTCGAGCGCTTCGAACTGAGCGCGAGCCATGGTTTTCTGCCCGCCAGCGCCATTGCTGCTTCCTGCGCCACCACCAGATGCCCCCGACCCCTTGAGGATCGATGCCTTCTGCGGGTGGCTGTCCACCAGAATTTCCAGCGATTCCTCGAAG